GCCGTCCCTACGCCCGTCTAAGCGCGCGAATTCTGCCACGGTAGTTAGGTTCGCTAGCGCTCGCGGGCGCCCGCTAAACGGCGCCTAGCCCGTCATAATCTGATGTTTGTGCATGGTTCGCGGCGATTAGTGACAGATATCTGGCGCTACCGGCAAGCCTATTGCCACGGGCTAGGGATTGGGTCTCATGACCCAATCGCACGCCCGCAGCTTCAGCTGCCCCTGCCCGAGGGCACCCCCCAGGGGGGGCGGGCCGGCGGGCGGGCGGGGTGTATAGATAAGGATCGACAGTGCGTACTACTTTTTTTCTTGGCTGGCCCATTCGAGCGGATGTCGTTGCTGTTGTTTGTCTGTCGTGAGCTAGCTCTGTACGCCACTTGTTTTTAAGTTGATCGCGCTAGCTCTAGCGCTGTCCCTGTTTGGTTACAAACTGCAGGGTGTCCCATTGCTATTTTGGTGGGACGGTGTGCTCATGTTTTTGAGCGATTGGAGTTTTGGATGCCTCAGAATGGTGGCGGTAAGGGTTGGGTGACTGATCCTGATTCTGGTGTGAAGGTGATGCCTGATCATTGGCGCGAGTTTTTGGAGTGGTTGTTGTTGGGGCCTGAGCGTGAGCCGAAGACGCAGAAGGCTTGGGCGGTTGATCATGACGTACATGAGGATTCGTTGCGTCGGTGGAAGCGTGATCCGCGGTTTCGTAAGGAGTGGGAGGCCAGGGCGGCTGAGTTGAATGTGCATGTTGAGCGTGTGCAGACGGTGATTGATGCTGTGTATCGGGAGGCTGCGAAGGGGGATGTGAAGGCTGCGTCTTTGTATTTGCAGTATGTGGATCGGTTTACTCCGAAGCGTCAGGTGATTGTTGATGAGGCTGAGGCTTCGGCGTTGTCGGATGGTGCGTTGATTACTGAGTTGGAGGATCTTTTGGATGCTCTTCGGGATGGGGACTGAGTTGGGGGATCCGAAGACGTTGGTGGAGGTTTTTGAGGAGCATCCTGAGTTGATGGGGGAGCGTGGTGTTGATCCGTTTGATGATGACGCTCCTATTGAGTGTTCGGTTGATGGTTATGAGGTGTGTGATTCATGCACTTAGGGGGATGGGATGAGTATCGAGGATGTGGCTGAGAAGGCCGATGTTTGGTCTGAGGCTATTAGGAAGATTGTTAAGGCCATTGTTGCGGCTGGCGTCGCGTTGGCGGCAGCGATTGGTGGTGTGCTGATGTGGTGGCCCTTTGGGGTGAGTGAGTCTGTGGATGAGTCTCCCGTTGAGGGTTGGGGGTCGCAGTGTTCGCAGTTGTATAGCGCTATGGATCATACGTGGACTGAGTCGCAGTGGTCTGTGTGGGAGCAGTTGCGGAAAGATCTAGGCTGTTAGTATGACAAATTTTAGGGTTTCGGTGTGTGCGGGTCAGGGGTTTAAGATTCCTCCGATTATCCGTGAATATAGGAGGGATGATCGGGTGTGGTTTCCTGATGTGTGTGTGTTCAGTGACTCCCCGTCGATGTACCCGTACAAAAAGTATGTGCCTGAGCATATACACGGGGGCGAAAGCTAACGAAGTGGGTAGCCGTTGTACCACATCACTGCGCTGTGTCGCTGGCCTTTGGTGATGGGTGTTATTTGGTGGTCCATGAAACTGGGGAATACGGTCATTGATCCTCTGGGGGCGTTGTTGAAGGTGTGGAGTTGGTCGTAGCAGCGGATCTGTAGTTCGCCGCCTTCGTAGTCTTCGGGGTTTGTTAGGTTGACTGTTGCCGAGAGTTTGCGGACGAGCCCTTGGAGTTTGGGGAAGGGTGTGAAGGTCAGTGGGTTTGGGTGCTCGGTTTGGGTTGTGAATTTGCGGGCGGCGTGGTGGTCTTGGTTCCCATCGATGTGCCAACGGTATCTTCCTTGCGGGTGGTATCGGGTGTACTGGACGGCTTCTGTGGCCTGTAGGTCGTATCGCCATCCTGCTTCTGTGTTGGCTTGACGTACCAGTGCGGCGATTAGGTCTGTTAGGTGGGGGTCGTAGAGCCAGGAGACTTGGGAGTCGCGATGGTTTTCGTCATGTCCGAAGTGGATTCCCTCGATTTGTTCGGTTGCAGCTGCGGCGTGTTGGATGTCGTCGCATTGCTGTTGGGTTAATGCCTCTGGGACGTACCAGTAGTGGTTGGTAAGCATGTCTCGATTCGATGATTTGAGGAAGGAAGTGGAGTGGCGTAAGTGTGTACGTGATGAATCTTACTTCTTGCGTAACTACTGGTCTATCGCTCATCCAGCGCATGGTCGTATTCTTTTCGATTTGCGTTCTTCGCAGGAGCATGCTTTGGGGGAGTGGGCTTCTGCGCGTTATTCGTTGACTCTTAAGGCTCGCCAGATTGGGTGGACGACGTTGGTTGCGGCGCACCAGTTTTGGTTGGCGTTTTTTCATGACGATCAGAACATTATTGATTTGAGTCGTACAGAGCGGGAAGCGGTTTTGTTGTTGCGTAAAACGAAGTATGGCTTTCAGCATTTGCCTAGGTGGATGGTGGCGCGTGGCCCTAAGTCGCTTGTGGATCATCAGCAGAGAATGCAGTTTGAGAATGGGAGTCAGGTTACGTCGATGCCTTCGGCGTCTGATCCCGCTCGAGGTGAATCTGCGACTCTGATCGTGGTTGATGAGTGGGGGTTTCTTCCTAATGCGGAGGAGGCGTGGGCCAGTATTGAGCCTGTTGCTGATGTTGGGGGCCGTATTATTGGTTTGAGTACGGCGAATGGTTCGGGAAACTTTTTTCATGAGTTGTGGGTTGGTGCTACGACTGGGGCGAATAAGTTCAGTCCAATGTTTTTTCCGTGGTCTGCGGTGGAGGATCGGGGTGAGGCGTGGTATGCGGAGAAGGTTGATTCGATGTTGCCGTGGCAACTCGCTCAGGAGTATCCGACTACCGCTGAGGAGGCGTTTGTTAAGTCAGGTAACCCTGTTTTCGATTTAGACGTTTTGGATGATATGGCGAAGCGTGTGAAGCGTGGCAAGCAGGGGTTTATGTGGCGTAACGGTAAGCATGTGGAGTTTCGGGTATGAGTATGACGATTTTTGAGCCACCACAGCTTGGTCATGCCTACGTGATGGGGGTTGATACTGCTGAGGGTTTAGCTCACGGCGATTATTCGGCGATTCAGGTGTTGGATGTTGGGACTGGGGAGCAGTCTGCTATTTGGCATGGACACATTGCGCCTGATTTGTTGGCCGAAGAGGTGTACGCCGTTGGTTTGCATTACATGGACGCACTTTGTTGTGTGGAGTCCAACAACCACGGGTTGACGACGATCACTGAGTTACGGCATTTGGGGTATCCGAGGTTGTTTCGCCGTCGAGCGTTGAATCAGGTGTCGAATCGGGTGTCTCAGGAGTATGGGTGGAAGACGACTCGTACTTCTAAGCCGTTGATGATTGACGAATTGAGTTCTGCGTTGCGGAATGACGAGATTTGCTTGTACGACAAACATACGATTGCCGAGTTGCGGACGTTTGTGCGTAACGAGAGGGGTTCGATGTCTGGTTCTCCTTACGATGACCGTGTGATGTCGTTGGCTTTGGCGAATCAGATGCGTAAGTACGCTCATGCGCCCGAATATGTTGAGAAGGAAGATGATTACTGGACGGTGAACTGGTTTGCCCGTCTTGCTTCGGGTGTGCCGGCGGCTGCAGGGACTCGGATCGGTGGGAATACGTTGCGTGGGACACCCCGCAAGGGCTATTGACGCCTACTTTTTGAGGTTATCGATGGGAAGAAACATCGCTCATACTCCTGGTTCCACAGTTGATGGGGCTAAGGGGAAAAACAATAAAATGGAACGTGGTTCTAGCGTTTCAGCTAATCCGATCTGGTCGCCTGGGGGTGGACAAAGTCCTAGGCAACGTACTGACTCGCCTAAATATGCGAATCAGACTGGTGGGTATGGTGAAACTACTGTCCGCGATACTCCCAAGAATCAGCACGGGACGACTGGCAAGGTTGAGCCTGCGGGCAAGCAACCGAATCTTCGCGGCCATAACGCTGGCTGATCGTGGCCGTCCTGTCAGATGGGGCGACCTTTGAGGAGTTCACTGACTACGTTTTGAAACGGCGTGGTCAGGTTCCTTTGATGGAGCTTCGCGAACTTTACGAGCGGCGCCTACGGTTGAAGTCGGTGACGATTTCTACCGGTCAGGGGTTGCAGTCGATTTTGCCTGCAGATGAGCAGGGTTTGACGAAGGTGGAGCGTGAACGAAAGATTCATGCTGAGGTGATGTCGTCGGGTCGTAACGTCGAGAAGGTTTCTGAGCGGGCGGTGTTCTGATGGCTCGAATGTCGAAGAGCAAGAAATTAGAGAAGTACCGTGAGCGTTTAACTCGAGCGCGGCGGTGGCGTTCCGACCAGGGGTATGACGATCTGTGGCGTCGCATGATCGACCTGTATCGGGGGAAGCACTGGCCTGCGACTACGTCTAATCAGCAAGATCTGATAGCGGTCAATCTAAGTTTTTCGACTATCAACGTGCTGGGGCCTGCTGTTTCGGTGAACCATCCGAAGGTGGTGGTGTCAGCGAATCGTGCTGAGGATGTGGCAGCGGCCAGTACCGTTGAGTCGATTGTCAACTACTTGTGGAAGCATCACGATTTTCAGGATTCGTTTAGGCGCTCTGTCAAGGATTTTCTGATCTTTGGGCATGGCTGGATAAAGGTTGGGTGGCGTTTCCAAGAACAGGAAACATCGGTATCTGAGTCTGCCCGTGTTGGGGCAGCTGATCGGGCGTTCGCTGAACTTGATGCGTACGCCGTTGAGAACCCTGAGATGGCTGGCGATCTTCCCTCGGATGAGGATGTGATTGCTAATCTCCCGAATACGGAGATGGTTGTAGTCGAGGATCAGCCGTTTGTTGAACGTGTCTCCCCGTTCGATGTATTTGTTGACCCTGAAGCGACTTGCATGGAAGACGCTCAGTGGATCTGCCAAAGAGTTCTTCGAACCTTAGATGAGGTGCAGAATGATAAGCGTTACAGGGCGTCGGCGCGGAAGTCGGTTACTCCTGATGGTGGCAGTCTCGTTATGTATGGGGATGGTCCTCCGCAGCGTCTTGAAACGGACGAGTACACGCAGCAGGAAGATCTTGTAACCGTCTGGGAGTTTTACAACATCACTGATAACACGTTATGTGTGTTCGCTGAGAATGGTGTGGGGGAACTTGTGGAACCTACGCCCATGCCGTACGCCTACGGTCAGCCGTTTGTGATGCTTCGAAATTATGATGTTCCTGATTCTTTCTACCCGATGGGTGATCTGGAAAGTATTGAGAGTTTGCAACTCGAGTTGGATAAGACTCGCTCGCAGTTGATGAATGACCGTAAGCGTGGACAAAGGAAGTATCTGTACCATGAGCGTTCGTTTGATGGGGCTGGCCGCGAGGCTTTGGAGTCTGATGACGATGGCCGTCTGGTTCCTGTCGTTGATGAGAACCGGCCTTTGTCTGAGGTTGTGGTACCGATGCCGCAGACGCCTGTACCACCTGAGATCTATAACTATTCAGCCATTATTGAGAACGATATCAACACTGTTTCAGGCATCAGTGAATATGCGCGAGGAGCTCTACCAGAGACTCGGCGTACAGCGACCGAAGCGTCCATTATTGCTGACGCCCAGAATGCTCGGGCAGCGGACAAACTGGCAACAATAGAACTTTCTATTGGGAGTATCGCTCGCCGAGTCATCCAGCTACTGCAGCAATACATGACTGGTGAAGATTTTGCTCGCATTGTTGGTCCTGATGGGCAGGATGCGTGGATTGCTTATAGTCGTGAGGAGATTGTTGGCGAGTTCGACTTTAATGTTGAGGCTGGTTCGACTCAGCCGATGAACGACACAATTCGTAAACAGCAAGCGGTTTCGCTTTTGAATGCGGTTGCCCCCTTGGTGGGCACTGTGATCGATGCGGGTGAAATTGCTAAACATGTACTCCAATCTGGGTTCGGTATCTCTGATCCTGAGCGTTTCATTATGCAGCAGCAGCCGATGGTTGAAGGCCCTGATGCTGCTGGTGTTCCACCGGCACCTATACCTGAAGCCCCAGGTGAAGCGTTCGCTCCGACTGGTGGCGTACCTCCTGAGTTGGTGGCGCAGTTACAAAATCAGATGGGAATGGCGCTTCCTGCATCGTAAATGGGACACCCCTCAAGTCCTTTGTGAGCAACCTTTTGGACTCCTAGGAGGGCTTTGTGCCTGAAGAAGAAGACGCAGTTGTTGAGGAATCCGTCGAGGATAATCCTGAAGCAGCAGCACCAGATGAAGTAGTTGGGGAACCTGACGAGTCATACACCATCAAAATTGATGGCGGTGAGGAACAGGTCAGTCTCGATGAACTCAGAAACGGCTATCAACGGCAAGCGGATTACACCCGCAAAACGCAAGAGATAGCTACAGAACGGCAACGATTGTCGCAAGCTGAAGCGATTGTGGCTGCGCTTGAAAGTGACCCTTCGGGGACAATTCAGGCTCTGGCACGATCATTCGATGTGGCTGTGGATACCGGCACCAAAGCATCTGACTTATCTGACGATAGTTGGAATGCTGAGGATGACGATCCCCAGATCAAACGCATCACAGAACTTGAGGGTCGCCTCGAGGCTCAGGAGCGCAACGCACGCCAACAAGCCATACAGAAAGAAGTGACCGAGTTACAGGATCGGTATGGGGAATTTGATTCCCAGCAACTCTTTAGCCATGCCCTTAAGAAAGGCATCGGAAACTTGGAAGCCGCGTTGAAAGATATGCGGTATGACGGTTTGACAGCTGAGGCTGACAAACTGCGTGATGAGCTTTCGGTGCTGGACAAGAAACGTGAGGGCGCTGCGTTAGTGGAGTCTGGTGGTTCGAAACAGCCCTCTGCGATTACTGAACCGTCTCAAGAGGCGGGAACGCTTCGTGAAGCTTTCGCTATGGCACTCAAACAGCACAGCTAAAGCACAACTAGGAGCAAACAAATATGGCCGGTAACGCCAATTTTGATGAGATTCTGACTACGACTCTCAACAACTATGTGCCCAAGTTGACAGACAACATATTTAGTGCTCGCCCACTGTTCTATGCCTTAACTAATGGTTCTGGTCTGCGAACGGTTTCGGGTGGCGCACAGATTGTTGTACCGATCATCTATGGCGCAAACTCAACCGCAAAATCTTACGCTGGAACTGAAACCATTGATATTGCAGCGCAGACAGGTCTTACGTCTGCCGCATATGACTGGGGCCAGTATGCAGCCACCGTAACGATCAACGGTTTAGAAGAAGCAAAAAACAACGGTGAGGCACAGATCATTGACCTTCTCGAAGGCAAGATCTTTCAGACTCAAGAATCCATTATCGAGAACATGAACGAAATGTTTCACGGTGATGGAACCGCCAAGGCGACTGACTGGAACGGACTCGAAAACATTGTTAACGATTCCGCTCTCACAGCCAACACTCTTGGTGGCATCGATCCGTCGGTGGCTGGTAACAGTTTCTGGAAGTCGTCAGCAACAACGGCGGCAGGAGCCCTGACATTAGCGAAACTAGCTACACGCTATAACGCTGTGTCGGTCGGCAATGACCAACCCACCATTATCATCACAACCGTAACTTTGTATGAGGCTTATGAGGCTCTGCTCACCAGCAACATTCGGTACACAGATACCGATATGGCTGACGCAGGTTTCCAAAACCTGATGTACAAAGGTGCGCCCATGACATTTGATGGGCAAAACACTTCGGGTGTGGTCTATTTCCTAAACACCAAATACCTGCAGCTTGTGCGCCACTCGGACACTTGGTTCAAACCGACTCCGTTTGTACGCCCAACTGACAAAGATGCGGTGTATAGCCAAATCCTCTGCTACGGCCAGCTAACTTGCAGTAACCGTGCCCGTCACGGCTACCTCGAGGGTGCAACTGCCTAGCAGCCATTCGGTGGGGGGTAGTCTGACTACCCCCGCCTTTAATCTCAGGAGAAGCATGGGGCGGTCCCTTCAGATTGGGTACAGTGGCAACGCTAGACCGTATGGTCAACCCGCAGACGACTCTCAGGAATACATTACTGAGTTCGTGGGTGGCAGGAATGTCACTCGGGTGCCTGACTATCTGGGGGAGATTGCTCCTGCTTCTTCCTGTGTTACCCCGACGAAGTCGGGGAATCCGTGCAAGGCACCACCTGTGTCGGGCACAGATACGTGTGTCTTTCACGGTGGGTGACAATGCAAATTCAGGACATGAGGTCGTACATTCACTCTGTTGTGGAGATCGATTCTGACGACATAAGCAATGACGTTCTGAATCGCTTCCTCGGTGAGGCGTATGACCTAGTCGTGTATTCCGAAAAACGGTGGCCTTGGTATGAGGCTTCAACGACGTTTTCGACTGTTTCGGACACTTCGGATTATTCGATGGCGACCGTTGGGGCAGCGGTCACGAACGGGTTGCGTGAAATTGGTGCGCTTCGCACCGACTCTCAGGTTCTTGAGTTCATTGGCCGCGACGCTGGGGATCTCAGCTACCCGTTGAATTCGGCTGGGTCTGGAGAACCGTATCGTTGGTCTTTCTGGGGGGAAAGCGTTCGGATTTATCCGACTCCTGCAGCTGTCAAGACGATCTATGTGCGGGGCTGGTCAAGTCCTTCTGCTTTCGGCATAGGGTCCGTTGATGGGACGAGTCCTTCCGATTTTCCTGATCCGTTCCATATTCTCTTTGCGACTTACGGCATTGCTCGAGCGTACGAGCAGCAAGAGGATATCGAGATGGCCGATTCGTATCACAGGATGTTTACAAGAGAATTAGATAATTTGCGGGCACGCTATTTGGATGCGCCTGCTCCTCAGCCTGTGGTGTTGAATGGTTCTTCTAGCCGTCGGTGGATGAGCTCAGTGAATCTCCCTGGTCGTCTCCGCTACTCGTGGGAGTAGCGGATGCCACGCAACTACTATCTCCAATCTCTTGAGAGTTTCAGTGGGGGATTGAATCTTCGTTCTGACCAGTTCAATCTGGCGCAGAACGAGTCGCCTGATTTGTTGAACGTGGATGTTGATCCGCGTGGTGGGGTTCGTTTGCGTCGAGGAGTCGAAGTTATCGATGGTGATAACACGGCTTTGGGGTCAAATGTGGAAGGTATCGGCTCGTTCTTTACTGATGCTGGCCTCTCTGAACTCGTTGTCAACTACGGCACTGCGGTGGCGTACAGTACTGGGTCGTCAGCGTGGACAACTATCACTGGGCAGACTGCTCGCACTACCGGTACTCGGATGTACGGCGTAACTATGAACAACTTGTTCTACGCAGTCAGCGGTGATGTTGTCTCTTTCAAAGTGACTGCAGGTAACAGCGGCACAGACCTTGGCACCAACCTGAACGGGACCGCCGGCAACTTCCCTATTGCACAGTACGTGACTTTCTGGAATAACCACATGTGGACGGGGAAAACTTTGGAGGGTGGTACTGCCTACAACTCTCGGGTTCGATGGTCGAATCTGAACGATCCAGAAACGTGGGCGAACACCAGCTACGTTGACATCGATATCGGTGAACGAGGCGACCAGATTACAGGGTTCGCTCCGATGGCAGACCGCCTGCTGATCTTCAAAAGCAACTCTGTTTTCGCTATCTACGGCGATGACACAGATACTTTCCAAATGGTGCCGTTAACTCGCGATGTGGGATCGATTGCTTTGTCGACGCCTGTGTCCACACCCATAGGTGTGTTCTTCTGGCATGACCAGAACGGCGTCTACCTGTACGACGGCCAGCGATTCAATTACCTGTTCGACAAACTGAAGCCAGCTATCGATGATGGTCGCCTCCGCTTCACTGACGCACCACAACTCGCATGGTTCCGTAATCGCCTCTACGTGTCAGTTGACTGGACCGAGGAGGGTGTCACCAGTCGACGGGTACTGATTTTGGATCCGTCGCTTAGCGCAGATGGTGCCTGGACTGTCACCGACATTGACGCTATGGGTTTGCATTCCCATACTCCTCCTGGCGGTGAGCCATTCCTTGCGGGTGCATGCGCTGATACCACGGGTCGAGTTATCAGACTTGAACAAGACCGGTACACAGACCTGTACGTCTCAGGTGCTGCCGCAGCAATCCCATCGTATTTCACGACGCCTTGGGTTGCTGGGAAGAACCCTATTGTTCAGAAACGCTGGGGTAAACCGCGTTTCATCATGGACACTTCGGCGTCAGGGACGGTCAACCTCGAGGTGTACAAGGATTACGATAAAGCCACATCCGTTAGCAATTCGTTTAACGTGACAGGTCGCGGTTCCACCTCAGTGTGGGATACGGCTACGTGGTGTACAGATTCTACTGGTGCCGGTGGGAATGCTGTGTGGGCTGCTTCGGCTGACACCAGCATCACCGACATCATCAAACTCACAACGATGGGATCGGCGAAAGCCATTGCAATGAAAGTTAACGGTCCCGACCATACGTCGGCCTGGGAGGTCAACTCAATGATGTTCACGTACCGCCCTAGGAGATTACGATGACGCTTGCTGTGACGAATTCATTTTCTGCTGGGGCGTCCATTGTCGCCAGTGAAATGAATGCGAACTTCAACGATGTGGAGGCGTACATAAATACGTCCCCTGGAGTGCTGGTAAAGACTGGGGGGACTGTCACTGGGGCAGTGATCTTTAGTAACGATTTCACTGTTTCGGGCACCTCGAGTTTGGGTACAAACAATCAGGTCTATATTGATGCCACTGAAACGGTGACGGGTTTTGCCACAGGGACCGACATCACGAACAACAACGTGGGGTCGTTCTTGTTTGACGCAGGCGTTCCTGTGGGCACAAACACCAATGCGCCTTACAACGGGAACCACTACCAGTACTCCAAATACGACACCCAATCGGGTGGCGGTGGAGCAGGAGCCGACCGACCTAAGTCTAAATATCGGTTGGTGATCAACGGTTCCATTCTCGTTAACGGTGACATCATCGGGTACACCGACGAGTGGACTGGGAACAGTGCGACGTATACGGCTGGGGATGGCTCTCGGATAGAGTGCCAGTGGTTGAATGTTAGAGAGAACGTGGACATCAACGGCTACTGTCGAATCCAAACAGACTATGACTACGCACGCCTGTATATGGGGAACGATTACAGTTCTGCTGAAGATTACATCGAGTGGAATGACACTTTACCTAACACGAGTCTCCCAGGATTCCAGTTTGTCCATAACGGTAACCCGCATCTAGTTATTTCCGAATCGTCTTACAGTGGGAGTATTGCTCTCGACTTGCGTGCGGCGTCAGGTTCTCAGTGGCCTGTCCTCTCTGGCACTGCTGCTGTGATCACAACGACTGGGAGTTCACAACTCGGGTTGTCGTCTTCTTCTATCCGTTTCAAAGAAGATGTAGAGGATCTCCCCACTGAAGATACTTGGGCAAAGTTGAGGGCTCTGAAGCCTCGCACGTTCCGTTGGAACGAGGAGATAGCAACAAGTTCAGGGTTGGATTACGAAACGCAGACGCCAGAACCAGGGTTCATAGCTGAGGAAGTCCATGAGGCAGCGCCAGACGCAACCTTGTACGACGAGAACGGCGACCCAATCGTGTACCGAGATAAGTCGATGCTTGCGTTGCTCGTGAAAGCGGTGCAGGACATTGACCAGCGGTTGGAGGCTCTCGAATAGTGCCTCTGACGACGCAGTACACGCAGGAGTTAACTCCCCAGGTAGCGATAACGCTCACTGATGGCCCCACCTATGAGGGGGCATGGTCGAGCGGTACTGCGTATCAGGCTGGGGATGTTGTGACGTATAACGACACTGCGTACATAGCGCGTCAAGGCAGCACAGGTCAGACACCTGGGAATACAGCTTACTGGCAGCAGATGGCTCCAACTCCGTCGGCTGGTGGTGCCGGCGCTACTGGGCCTGCAGGGCCGACGGGTTCGACAGGGTCGACTGGGCCTACAGGTCCCGATGGCATATCTTTGCTGAACGGTGGCAGCGACCCTCTCGTCGGTACTGGCGACATAGGCGACTTCTTTATCAATACTGCAAGCAGCCAGATCTTCGGTCCTAAAGTTGGTTCTCCCAGTCCTTCGTGGGGTACGGGAACGAATCTCATAGGGCCAGGGGGGAGCACTGGGCCGACAGGACCGCTCGGTCCGACAGGTTCGACGGGGCCTACAGGGAACACAGGAAATACTGGTGGCATTGGTCCGACTGGTCCGACTGGTCCGACAGGTGATCCAGGTGGACCGCCTGGACCTGACGGTCCGACAGGTCCGACAGGTGGCACGGGACCTGACGGTCCGATTGGGCCTGCTGGCACAGGGAATGGTTTGCTGGACGGCGGTTTGCCAACCAGCACGTATGGGGGAGTTTCCCCTGTTGATGCAGGAGGGCCGTAAATGCCGTTGCAGATTCAGTTCAGACGAGGCACAGCTTCAGCGTGGGCTGCCGCAGATCCGACGTTGGCTCAGGGCGAGTTCGCTTTGGAGCTTGACACGGACAAGTTCAAAATAGGTGACGGTACGACAGCGTACGTCAGTTTGCCGTATGGGGGCATAGTTGGGCCTGTAGGGCCTTCTCTTGCCAACATTGATGGCGGTTTAAGTAACTCGGTATACACCATCGCTGGGCCAGTCGATGGCGGGAACTCAGGAGCACAGTAATGGCAATAATTATTCAATTGCGGAGGGATACCGCTGCGAACTGGACATCGAACAATCCGACTCCCGCTTCGGGAGAGTTTTGTATCGAAACCGACACCGATTTTTATAAGATTGGTGACGGGGCTACGGCGTGGACCTCTTTGGGGTATTCGTCGCTGCCGTCTGGGACTGCGCCGTTGGCGTCACCGACGTTTACGGGGGTTCCTGTTGCGCCTACAGCGGCAGCGGATACGAATACTACGCAGTTGGCGACGACTGCGTTTGTGATGACCGAACTCGGTGATTACGCTCCTTTGGCTTCTCCAACATTCACGGGTGCGCCTCTTGGGCCTACCGCTGTGGCAGGGACGAACACTACGCAACTCAGCACTACTGCTTTCGTTACGGCTGCGGTGGCTGCTGCTCCATCAACATCAATCCTTCAAGTCCAAGTATTTAGTTAAGGAATCATTATGGCGACATATACAAAAACAAAATTATCTGCTAGTACAGATGGTAGAGGCATTCTTGTCGCTACTACTGGCGAGCCAGGGACTACTATTCATACTGGTAGTTCTGTGGCAACAACCATAGACGAAGTATGGCTTTATGCTGTCAACAAGAGTAGTGCCACAGATTACAAGTTAACTGTTCAGTGGGGTGTTACAGGTGACGCTAATGACTGGATCGAGCAAACAGTTACGGCTGAAACAGGATTGGTTCTTATTACTCCTGGTTTAATTCTCCAGGGAAATGCTAGTGCTGCTTTGGTAGTTAGAGCGTTTGCTGAGAATGCGGCGAATGTTATTCTTCATGGTTATGTAAATCAGATCACAGTCTAGCTAGGAATCTGAATGTCGTTTAATCAGTTCCGTACTAACCCAAGTCAGGCTGCCAGCAACTTTAAGGGTAGGTCGTCTACTCTTAAAGGCTGGCCGTCTACCGCTGTTTCTACTTGGATGAACGGCGGGTTGTTTGGTAGTGGCCCAGTGGAATTTTCTGGTGGGTCTAGTTCCGTTGTGGGTGATTATACTTATGTGACGTATGCGTCAAGTGGGACGATTACTTGTGTTAGCGGTGGCGAAATTGATTTGTTAGTCGTTGGCGCTGGCGGCGGAATGGGCGCTGCGACTGGTCAGAATACTGGCGGTGGCGGTGGTGGCGGTTGTCTTGCTGGTACTACTGTCACCGTAGAAGCAGGCGATTACACTTTAACTATTGGTGCTACCCCTGTTCTCAATACTGGCGACCCTGGTGGTGATACCCACATCCTTATAGCTGGCTGGAATCTTTACGCATGTGGCGGCGGTAACGGCGGCTACGGCGGCTACGCAAATTGTACTTCTGGTGGAGGAGGAGGAGCGACAGGTCAAGTAACTCCTTACCAGCGTGCAGGTGGAGCAGGTGGCGGTGGGGGTAGTTGGTACGGCTACTGTTCTGGTGGCCCTGGCTATGGTTCAGTAACCGCAAGTGCTGGTACTGGTAGCGGTGGAGGTACTTGGAGCACCATTACAGCAGGTAACGGTAACGGGAGTTATAACTCTTACGAGAATAGAGGCGGCGGTGGCGGCAGTGGCAGCGGTAGCAGTTCTTTTAGCGCAGATGGCCCTGCTGGTTATACGTGGTTAGATGGCAATACGTACAGTGCTGGTGGTGATGGAGGTGGCACAAACAGTCCTGAGGCTACTGCTTACGGACGAGGCCAAGGTTATTACAACCAACTCGGTCAAAATGGTGTCTTTATCGTACGGTATTTAACGGACGGGTAGCTGATGAGAACTTTTGCTGAAGTAGATGGAAACAACCTTGTAGTTAATGTTGCTATCTTTGGAGATGATAAAACTCCTGTAGATTTAGGGTGGTCTGGGTGGTATGAAACCGCAGAGAACATTCGCAAAAACCCAGCAGGAGTTGGTTCGACGTTTGTTCCAGAAGCAGACGGCTATCCTCTCGGATTGTTTTATCCTCGATCTCCACATAACGGATGGGTGTTAGACGCTAACTATGAGTGGGGTCCACCTGCTGACAAACCTTACCCAGATGGCTATGGCGAACCACCTAACACTTGGTGGTGGGATGATCTGATTGAGGACTGGGATGAGAAAACTCCTGTGCCCGAGGAAGAGGAAGAGGAATGATTGACATAGGGCTAGAAGACGTAATCGCCCACCTTTCCCCTATGGGTCAGATGGAGTGGGAGAACGCTGTGTTGCGAACACAGTTGGAGCAGTTGGAGGCAGCGCAATGTACTTGCGACTGTTGTTGTGGGACATCAGAGCCCACGTAGATGAGGTGATCTAGGTATGGCGTCGATTGTTGAGCCAGTGGGAACGATGGGGCCAGGGCGCCGCAAGTCAACCCCTAACCGAAACTTGTATAGCGCTGGGATCCCAAGTCTTCCAGCACAGAACCCGAATCGTTTCGAACGGCATCCGATAGAGGCTGAACCCTACCGTCCATCGACGATCCAACCAAATCCTAATGATTGGATCATGCCTTACACCCCGCCGACGCAACCAAACCCTGATGTCATTCAGCGACTTGGGCAAGAGTCACAGGGACCCATCCCAGAGTTCACCCCCGAGCCTGTACGCCCCACAAAGGGAACTCACATAGCTGATGCTGCGACAGCTGCGCTGCAATATATGAGCCGGCGTGATTCCGATGTGGATCGTTGGGGCGCTTACCAGCGGCCTGATGGTGCGCCCTATGGAACTGGTGATGTTGTCAAGGCCGGTATCCCTGGAACGCCGAACGCCAAGCGAATCAATGATGCGATAGTAGAGATCCAACGTCGAGCAGCTATTGACCAACTCGGTATGCCGCAGAGCCGTTTACACAGTTCAGGTCAGGACATGGAATCGGCGCTGAAGACACGCGGCATGACTGACTATCCGCTGGATATTCCCGTTGACCGAAGAGTGACCGACTACCCGACTGATATCCCAATGGGGTGGTACCCGCAAGACGACACAGGACGCTACCAACGCGAACTAGATCTATGGGCTTTAACTGATGGCCTAAAAAATCAGCGTGACTTAGACGCCCAGTACCTGGGCATCGATATGACGCCGAAGGTTCTGTCAAGCGGAATTCGAACCAGCACAGAAAGCGAAGCCCTTGGAGGGGACAATAACCTGCCAGTGAAGACAAGCGATCAGCAGAGTGCTGTTCTTGGCGGGTTGGGCAGCCAAATTGCTCCTGGCAGTCTTACGGGGAAACCCAAATTTGGGTCAGCCGACTACGGGTCACCCACCTATGGTGGCTATTTGGCCCCCGAACTCATTGCTTTAAAAGCAAAGCTTGCGAATTCTTACCGCATGAAGCAGCGGGCAATGCGTGACAGAGCGATGTATCACGACGATGCGTCAAGAGACTTCAACAAAAAAATTAATGAGGTCGGAGCGCAATATAATCGGCGAGGTCTTGGGCCTGACACTGGTCTGATTTCTCGTGACAAGGGCCGTTTGGGTGAGTCCCATATTCGCGGGTTGGGTCGCTACGACATCAGCTACGGCGACTATATGGAAGACAGGGCAGTGCAGGATGATGCTGCTCGCCGGCAAGCATTCCTTAACGCAATGCAAAAATATCAAGCAGATGTCGCTTTGAGGGCGGCAATGAAGCCAAACATTATGGAGGCTTTCTAATGGGCGTCGGGAATATGACTCCTGAAGAGGCTCGCTATTTATACGAGCATTACGAACCCGAATCGTTTCGGAAGCGTTCCACTCCCCGCGTGTACGGGCCAGCCGATTTTCCCTCAGGCTGGGATACCGACCGCCCCCCGATCAGTATGCCTAGTTCAGATATGTCGTACAACTTTGATGGGTTGGAACAACGAAGGCTTCCCCCTAGTAGTGCTTCCCTCGAGGAAGACCTGTACGCCATGCTCAACCAAAGCGCTCAAGACACTCACGCTTTAGATGCAGGGTTTGCGTCTGATCAGCGCGATCGCCTGTTGGGGTTGATGGTCCCTGAAGCTGGTGGTGTTCGCTCGGGCGGCTACCTGAACGAACTGAACGATTTGACGACGGGTAACATCGGCGCAATGAATGACCTGCAACTTGCAGGCATCGCAGATTTGTTGGCTGCTCAACAGGCTGGCGCTCAAGGCGTACATGGTGCGGTCACCTCAGGTGCGACGGGTCGCCAGAATCTGATTGGTGGACAGCAGGATGCCCGCATGGGTCGTGTCGGCGGTCAGATCGACAACTACGAGTCGATGATGCTTGGTGGTTACGGTGAGGAGGAAACTGCTGCCTTGGATTACCTATCTGGTGCTGAAGATATTCGGCGAGGAATGAGTGCCGATTCGCGCAGAGAAAGTGTTCAGGGGTATGAGGATGCGAAACAGGCGAACATACGTCGCCAAAACAATTTAGCCCAGCACCTTGATCCGATGGTGTCTGCGGCTGGTGCCGAAACCACGGCTCTGTTGTCGCAATCAGCGAATGTTTCGTTGGAGTTCCAAGACATGATGATTGGGATCGATGAGCAGATCGCTATTGATCGTGCTTTGGGTGTGAAGTCTGAGTTCTCTAAGGTCAGACTTCAGTTGAAGCATGATGTGTGGAATGCTCGTACTCGTTTAGAGAACAGTGTGGCTGACACGAAAGATGCTGCCGCATTGCAAGCGTTTGACACGATTGCTGCTGCGGACGCTAGTTTGGCTGTAGCGTTGGGTGCTGCTGGAATTCAGAGTACTGAGTCGTTGAATGCGGTTGCTCAGGCAACGCTGCAGCAGAAGAACGATCTTAGTTTGGCTATGTCGGGGGCACAGTTTCAGGCGAACGAGTCGTTCGCTGTTGACAAGTATGAAGCTGATAAGGCTTTGGTGACGCAGATCGACACGATTAAGGCTGCTGAAACCCAGGGCAAGATCGGGCGAGCAGAGGCTCGTGAGCAGATGTTGGCTGCTAAAGCGAAGGAGCAGCAGAGCTGGAATTTGAAGATGCGTCGTGGTGAGGAAACTGCGAAGTACCTTGGTTTCCCGCCTGAAGTTGCGGCTGCTTGGGGCGGTATGTCTGAGGCTCAACAAAAGGTGTACATCGAAACTCTGACCAGTGGTGACATCACTGTGCCTCTGGTTATTAATGGTGAAACCGTTGATGTGACTATGAGTCCTGAGGCGTATTTCGAGATGGAAGATCGAAACACTGGTCGTGCTTTACAGATGGCAGAGCAACAGCAGGACGCCTACGAGTTTGAGCAGAGCTCTCTTGACGATATGGATTTGATTGAGCAGTTGATGGCTGCTGGCGTTCCAATAAACAGCGAAACACTCAAATCTATTTTGGATATATATGCGGAAGCAGATAAAGCGCCGCCAACTGATCTTTTGCTTGCGATGTTGGAAGGTGACTCATCCTTACAGGCAGAAGCGCAGGCTGCAGAAGTTGCTGCTGGGGAGCAAGCGCAACGTCAAGCGTTGATTGATTCCATTGTCAAAGATTCAAGCGGTAGGACTCGCTCTGAGGGAGCAGCGCCTTCAGGCACCGATTTTCGCACAGGGGGGTTGCAAGACATCATTAACGCCATTCTCGGCAGGTCACCTGACATCGACAAACAGATCGCTGAACAGACGGGGAACTCTAACGGAGGCATGCTAAGCCGCGGAGATATTCTCCAAGGCGGTTCATGGTGATATGGCCGACAGGGCCGATATCCTTGCTGGTCTTGGAACGAGATCGGACATCATCAACACTGGTCGAACCAAAGGCAGCAACAGGGCTGCCATCATGGGGGCGTTGCCTATCGGTAGCCCTACGTCGTACACAGGGATGCTTGATGACGCCCTAATAAAACTCGAAGAGCAGGGGCTGTTGACAACTCCAGTCCCGTCTCTACGTTTCGACATACCTGAGGCCGGCTACCCCAGAGGCGACCTGCTAGATATCGAGAAAGCTGACAAGCCGCGATCATTACTGGGTCGAGCCAAGGGATCTGCTGGCATGAAAGCGTTGCGTTTCGGCGTATCCATTCCTGCGTCAACAGCGATGGAAACAATGGACCTACTCACAGGCCAGGGACCGTCAGCGAAAGACTGGTGGAAACAGTCGTTCAATGAACCTATCGGATGGCGTCATGTACGTGAGAAACACCCAGATGTGTACAAGTGGGGCGCTCTTCCCGTTCAACCCTTTGCTCCTCTCTTTTGGATACCTGCGACTCTCGACCTAGCGGGCTGGGAAACGGGAGCAGATTTCGCTGCCGACATGACATTCGATCTTTGGAATGTTGCCGGCGGTTTGGGAAAGTTTGCTGGTTGGACCAGAGGCGCCGCTGGTATAGCTGACGACTTGGTGGAAGCGGCTGGCAGGGTAGGTGGGCGTGAAGGTGTGTTCGCTGCAGGTAGCGCACAGCAGGAAGTGGCACTTGTTGCTTCAGGGATTATACGTCGAGAGAAGTCTATTTCTGCTGGTGTCAGATATTTGAACAAGACTCCTGCTGGTCAGGAAGTCATGCGGGTCATGGGTATCACCCCTGGCATACGGTTCCGTGTCCCAGGTACTGGGCCTGTTACCCGCTGGTTTGGTTTAGATCGTTTGCCAGGAGTTGGTAAACGCGTGGCTGCGGTAAGGGCACGCCAAACCCCAGAGTTCTATAAGCGAGCAGCGAAAGTCACTGATGAAGAACTTGCTGCAGAAATTTTGCGGCAACGTCAGGCCCATAAACCGTTCGATTGGTGGCGTATCGGCGACGACGCAGTCGTCAATCCGAACGATCCTATTCAGACTCTTGCTCGTCGTTCTTCGAAGCAACCAATCGAGTTGGTGATTCCTGGGCAAAAGGGCAGCGTCGGTGTTGCTCACGTAATGGATGCTCCGATTCGGGGCCGCAATGCTTTACGGGGAATAAATCCTGAGAAGTGGGATGCGGCGATGAAGATGGCGCTCCCAGCGATGTTCACCAGTCCATACAAATTCTTGGATACTTTCATCAATTCCGATAATCCTATCGTCGGGTTTGTTGGTGCCCGTATCAAAGAGGCTGGCCGTAACGCTGACTGGCGTTCCCGCGATTTTAACGCCGAGCTAGTTAATCGGGTTCAGAAAGCTTTGAACGAAGCCAATGTTTTGAATAAGAATCTTGCGAAGGGCGATGCGCTTCAAGAGTTGGCGTACATGGATGACATTTGGATTCGTGGTGCTGACGGGGAGATTCTGTCACGTAGACCACAGGTCGCTACTGGTGATCTTGGTGCGTTGACTGACGACGAGTTGACGAACCTGTTCGACCTTGTGAAACAGGTTGAGATTTTCACACGGGAAACCCAGATGGCTGCCCGTGGAGCAGAGTTCAAGATGAGTGTCGATGAGATCCTCGAGATGGAGGGTGCGTATCAGCCGCGCCTCCCCACTGAAGAGGGCTACGAGATGCTTGGCAAAGAAAGCAGTGGCGAGTTACCTCACGGGAAAATCAAATTCGAGGGACGTTTCGAAGCATCAAACTTGAAGGACCGCAAGATAAGAGTTGGTGACCCTGTTGATCTGATTGACCCTAAGACTGGTCAGAAGGTTCGTGTCCTTGATGAGGTGTTGGATCCGCGGGAGTCGGGTCGTTCTGTTGTCAAGCAGGTGAATGATGCCGCTAATGAAGCGGGACTCCCTCAGGTGTATGAAACATCTTTCTTGGAGACATGGGGCCGTTACGGCAATGTCATGGGTGACGACTACAGGCTTCGTCTCATAGAGAACGAGTTCGAGAAGCTCGGGTTGATCATCGATGACCGTGAGGCTTTGACGAAGTTGGGGAAGATTCGGGACAACATAGGGAAAATAGAACCCAAGGTCAACAAAGCCAAAGACTTAGTGGTTAAGGCTCGGAAGGAAGCTAAAGATTTTGATAGGAAACGTCGGGAGGCATGGAAGGGAGATTCGCGGCCACGGTTCCCTAACAGTGAAGATGGATTACGAACTGCGGTGAAGATGGAGCAGGCTTTCAACGAGAAGTCTGCTTTGAGTGCCGAGTTAGAGATCATTGATGCTGAACTTGATGTGGTTCGGGCACAGTTACGTGACCTACCCAAGGACGGTGCGAATAATTCGATTAAGAACAAACAGTATTTGGATGCTGTTGAGCGAGCCAACGAGTTGGCTGCTCGAGTACGTGCGATTGAAGATATGCGTAAAGCCATCGATGAGGTGGTCGACACGTTGCAACGTATGCGTGCTCTTGAACAGGCTGGTGATCCCAGGAATCTGACACCCGAGGCTCGGGTCATGTCGAGAGCCCGCCGTGGTGTGACGGCTGACGACGAGGCAGTCCCCTTCGTCATGTATCAGGAACTTGATGACATCCTGGCTGCCCAGTTGGACCGTATCGAAACTCAGGTAATACCGTCGGTTCGCGAACTAGCTGAACGGTTCGGTTTCGCCACTAGAGAGGCAGAACAACTACAGGATTTGGTAGCGGCCAGTCGAGGCGAACTACGTGTAGCCCGCAACAGGAAACAGAAGATCGATTCCCGAGTCAAAGTATTTAATGACCGAATTAGAGAGTTCAAAGATCTGGACTCAGAGTTGGGGTATGAAACTCAACTCGCTTCAGCTAACCCAGATATTCCTTTAGAGCAGCAACTCCTTATTGCTCAAACCAATTTGGAACGGCAGAACCAGTGGATACAGCAGCAGATGGCTGCAGTCGGTGGCGGCGGGGAACTGGTTCCTGCCGGCACGGTTATCGATTTGCCGTCTGGCCCATTGGAGTTACCGACTCAGTTGGTGAGTCGACGTAAACGCTTGGGGTTGGAGAAAACCCAGCTGGATCAACGCAAAAACGAAATACTCGTTGAACTCGCTGCAAAGAACGAACAGATCAACGCCTTGTACGTGACGATGAATGAGCAGTTTGCTAAAGCGCAACGAGCCATAGAATTGGGTGCGGCTCGAAACATTAAGCGTGAAGAAGAGTTGGGGAAGATGGCGCAGTACGAGTACGACGCTGCTCAACTGGAGTTCGATGAACTGATCCCACTGTACGACGAATTCCAACGCACTCTTGATGAGATCGCTAGTCGTGTGCAACGTGGCATGGATGGCACTGAAGCCGCTGGGATGCGTATCTCTGAAGCGTACGGAACTTTGGAGCAGGGCCTCGAGGAGTTAGGTGCGATGCCTGTCCGCGAAACTGCTGAAGCGATTGACGATCTACAAAAGATATTGCGTGATGATGTTGACCGTTGGGGTAACTGGCAGGTTCTTGGTTCAGAAGAGATAACAACACGCGAAGTCCAAGACATGCTCACTACCTTCCAGCAGATCAACCACCGCGAGAGCGTAAAGGGCGCTATCAAACACTGGAACACGATTCAGAGATTCTTGAAGTCACAGCAGTTGGCTACTCCTGGTTTCGTGCTGCGTAACACACAGGGTGCTTTCTGGAATGCGTGGCAGATGGGTGTGCCACCCAGCGATTTGATTCGCGCGTTCAGAATGTTGAGGCATGCCAGGGAGATCGGCAACGGCGACTATCAGGCTGGTGTGCGGCAACTTGCCGAAGAGACAGGCAGGAACGACTGGAACAACATGCTGGAGTTGATGGACTCTGGTGTGATGCGTTCAGGTATGGGCGCTCAGTCGGTTGAGCAGGCTCTGGCTGTAGATGTGAATCTGGCGGTCAAGATTGGTCGACGTAAAAGTGGACCGAAAGAGGGTCAGGCGTACAGGTTTGAGATGAACCCGTTGCGCCCTGAGTTCGCAGTCAACCAAGGTATTCGTTCTGCGAACAACATGGTTGAAGATGCTGTCCGTTTGGGCACTGGTATGCATGTCCGCTACGAGGGCGGCACCATCGGTGAGGCTCTCGAATTGATCGCTCGAACCCAGTTCGATTACAACGAGCTCAGTGAAGCTGAACGCTGGTTGAAGCAGTTCGTGTTCCCGTTCTGGACATGGACGAGGAAGAACTTGCCGTTGCAGTTAAGCATGCTGTGGCGCAAGCCAGGGAAACTGAATCGGCTGCTCACTATCAAGGACAATATCGAAGCGATGTCTGAGGAAGAAAGGAACGTGCCAGCGTTCTTTATGGAACCGTTTGGTGTACGCCTACCGTTCGCTCCTGGTGGGTCACAAATATATTTCGTTCCTGATTTGCCGTTCGTGGATCTATTCAGAGCCGACTTCACATCAGAAGAGTTCCTTACGAAAACTATTTTGTCTGACATGACTCCTGTCGTAAAAGCACCCATCGAGTTAGCTCTGAGCAAACAGTTCTTCAAGGGCATACCGATATCCAACAGATACCAAAAATTTCCTGTGCTCGGTCAGGTGCCAGGACTGAAGCAAGCAATAAGCGCTTTACCACTGATACGCGATGGCAAGATACGAGCTAACCATCTGTATTTTATTGAGCAAATGATTCCAATGTTTGGACGCATGAGACGCATCATCCCCACCGAAGAGCGGTATCAAGGGGATCGACATTTGCAGTCGTTCTTGTCCATGGGGCTCGGGTTGCCTGCACGGTTCAACAACAGGGATGCTCAACGTATGGCCCGTAACCAGCGTGCCCGTGACCGTGCTGCTGCACGGCAAGATAGACGCGATTTGAGAGACGCTGACCGATAATTCGGGACACCTGACACTTATGTGTGATGGAGTACACATCTCGCAAACAGTGGGGCGCAACGCCACCTAAAAAGCCTTTCAGTAGGCTTCGACCCTCACGGGTCGTTGGCGTCGTTTTGCATCACAGCGGGGTGAAAAACGGCCCCACAGGACACGACGCTGCTAGAGCATTCGAGGCGTATCACCTATCTAAACGATGGGCAGGCATCGCCTACAACTGGATGGTCACTGAATCGGGCGAAGTCCTCGAGGGGCGGGGTGCAGGTGCTGTCTCAGCAGCTACCAAAGGATGGAACTCGCGGACAGAGAGTGTGATGTACACAGGCTGGGGTTCTGGGATTGTTCCTGAGGCAGCACTGCACTCCTTAAAGAGAGTCATCGAGGATGTGCAAGACAGGTATTTGGATTCACTGTGGGTGAAGCCTCACAAAAATTTGGGGACCACATCGTGCCCTGGGTCATTCCTGATCAACTGGTTATCTGAGGGTATGCCATCTGGCACCGAAAGTTCATTCGATTGGGCAGTTGTTGATATGGCGCACTTCAAGCGACGCAGTTTCAACGACCGCTATTTAGAAGAGATTCGTAAAGCCCCGTTGAGTCGCCGGCGGCGAAGCAGGGGGGAAATTGTTCGTGTCGTACAGGTGCGTCTCAAGGAACGTGGGCATGACCCTGGGGTCGCCGATGGAGTGGCGGGGCCTTTATTTGAGGCCGCTGTCAAGTCGTTCCAATCGGCGTGTGGCTGGTTGAAGCCTGACGGTGTTGTCGATACGAGAACTTTTCATGCCCTATTTATTCAATAGTTAGGAGCCAACAGTGGCTAACGATAGCAAACAGTACAAAGATTCGTCCTCGGTGGATAACATGCAAGCGATAGGCCAGAAAGCCAAACGCGCTGCAGCGTTCCTTCGTAAAACAAAACTCGGCAACGCCGCCTTCGGGGGCAGGCCGTTCGGCAAATAGTGCCACTCGAATCTGGCAGAGGGCGTAAAACCATCGGACGTAACATCGGCAAGCTCATTGGCGAGGGCTACGACCGAAAGCAGGCTGCCGCCATCGCATACGACAATGCAAAGAAACGGAAACGAAAATGACCAACAACGAGAAGACAGCGTTCGACTGGACTGACTGGGTTGAGCGTTCTGTGTGGACTGCTGTTGAGGCAGGTTTAGCGGTGATGGTTGTCACCGATATCTCCACATGGAAAGCAGCGGGGGCTGCTGCGCTTGCTGCTGGCATCGCTGCTGTTAAGACCCTCGCCAAGGCGCGGCTCAACAAATAGTGCAATGGACTTCAATGCCCGCTTCGAAGAATGGTTAGAGATAGAGGGTAAAGCTGTCGCTGAGGAGATCGCTGGCGACGTTGAGATCTCTATGCCTCTGTTCGATTCTGCTGACGGGATCCACGCCAAGTGGGTGACACCGTTCCAAGGTGCCGACGAGTCCCTGGGGGTGTTGCTCATGTTCTCCCATCATGAACTCGCTGACCTGCTGTGTGCTTGGGAGGAAGCCAAGGAGGGGGACTCGAACGGGGGAAGTTTTGTGGCCGGCTGGTTACACACCTTCATGTCATTCATTGATGCTGCTTGTGACCAGTAGGTCTGTCCATAAGCCACTGTCGTTTCGGACTGTTTCCCCAATTCGGTCCCGAAGGAGATCTCTTCTGCGGGCCAGGGTTGTCTTGGGGATCCCTGTAAAGGCGGCAGCGACACGCAGCGAAAGGTTAGCGATCAGGATGCAATCAAATACGTCCTGGTCAATTTCGTCTTCGATGCAGGTCTTGCAAACCTCATAAAAGTTTTGCATTGCGACAGAACGACTCGAGTCTTCGGCTTCTTTCGCTGGCGCCTGAGGGATCCACCATTCTTGACTTGGGTCACGCGGCGACACACGCTTACGTCTTGGTTCAGATAGGGGCATCGTAGACACCCCAAGGGAGTTTCGTTGAGGTAACCCTCAATGCTGCTTTCCCCCTTGAAGTGGCGTTATACGTGTCTAGTCTCTCGATGCGTCCTTCTTGTCTATCCCAAAGCTCCCATGCCGAATCCAGAGGCATCCAAAGCCCCTCTTCCTTAACTCTTGACCACAGCCAAAACCAGACAGGGTAGTGGTCGTTCCATTTTGAGAGTTCTACGAGTTTCCCTATCTTGAAGAGAATCCCCTTTCTGCCAAACCCTTGCACTTCGACGAACGCTTTCGGCAGCAGATAGTCGGGAGAGTTCCGTACGAACTTCGGAAGATTCTGCACGCCCCAGTCCAGTGAGGGCCGGTCGAGGCCGAAGCGGAGAGGAGGTGAGGCCAGTCCCCCATATAAACACATGAAGTGCCCTTCAGCCTCGGCTGCCCAGTCGCCGTTATACCTTTCAACCAGCGGTCGACTACTGAAGTCGCTCACAACTTGAATGCGTTGATACTTTTCACCAGTTTGTCGTTCGTGAACGCACCACTGATGCTCCCGTCGAATATTGCACCTTGCTGTAACCCGTCGAGCGTCAGCTTTACGAGGTTATCTAGATCCCCTCCCCAATGAGAGGTTGGATGCTCGATCTCTTTCACCCAGATCGAGGAACCGTTCCTGTCGTAGATGACAGTCACATCGACAGGCACATCAAGCATTGGGTGGCCGGCATTGTGCCATGCTTGACGCACACACTGCTCTGCCAAGATCGTCGTCGCTGGTGTATAGGTTCGCCTTCTCGACATCCTTGGCCGCTCTTTCGGCTTAGGTCGAGAATCGACATGACAAAAGTATCCCTCAGGTTCCATGGAGAACTCCTTGGTCGGCTCGGTAACGACGGTCAGCAGCAGCGACCATCTCAGCGTAACGCTGATCGGCGTCGGGCCGGTCAGAGAACTTTCGAGCGAAGCGTGCATCCCAGTCAGACAAAGTTCGGATCACCTCATCGTGCGGCCATCCAGCGCCAAGTAGTCCCACAGCGAGAGTGAACATCGATTTTGAACGATCCACTTTGCCGTTAATCATGGCTGGTCCACGGTCCAATATTTCTTGACTGACTGAACCCACTCGTCGGCGTTTCGCCCACGACAAACGGCGGGTAGGTATCGGTGACGGGGTCACCACCTTGGGGGCAAGATCTTCGAGTTCCTCGAAGACTGGCGCTGGGTAGCGGTGGGCTGTCGCTTCTTTAACGAACTCATCGACGCTAAGGGTCCAAGATCCTCGACGCACTACTTGCTTCCCATGGAACCCAACCCTGGGGTAGGGCAAACGGATGCCGTTCCCGAACCCTTTCCCAGATAGCGCTATCTGTTTCGGATAGACCTCAACGACTGGGGCCTTGACCACCGAGCACGCAGCCATCAATGCGTTCCGCATTGTCTTCGCTGAGACTGGTTCTTTGGCGTACACCCACAGGTGGACACCTTTGCTGCGAGAGATCTCAGTGAAAGAGGTAACTCCATACATGTCGAGGACGTTCGTTACGTTCGCTGCATGTATGAGTGAGTGTTCGGGGTAGTCCCGATCTTTATCTAGGTCCCAATCAACTGCACCCCACCATACGGTGGGGGGAGTGGTGGACATCAATGGGTACACACCGAGGGGTTCATCCCCGTATAGGTGGTCGTCTATCGCAGCGAGATATGCTGGCCCTTCGTGGGCAGTTGGTTTCCCATCAGGGTCTTTACGTGGACGAAACTCATCGCCAGCGTCAGCTACTGCGCCTCCCTGATGGAGGTCGGCAAAGTTTTGAACGAGTTCAGAAGTCATCGGCTTCGGGGACTAGATCTGTGGTGTACTCCCTGATCTGACCAGACTCAGGATCCAAATAGTAGGTGAGGTCGCCTCGGAGGTTGCCGCGCTTGTTCTTCACAAGGTTGATGTTGATCGAGTTCTCATGAAAGCGACGTTCGGCTGCGCTCAAGTCCGAACGGTCCCGCTGACGGTACACCTCGTAAGCGAAGATAGCTTCTTGTTCTCCACCGAAACGCGAGGAGTACAGGCCAGCGGATTCGCCGACAGTTCCCGATCTCCCCTGCTGGTGGATGAGTACGACAGGGATGTCTGCCTCTTTAGCAAATATTTTCATGCCCTGCGCTTTAGCGATCACCCCTTGAGAGTCAGCTGCGCCTGCGCCACCGAAGAGTTCGAGGTAGTCGCAGACCGTTAGCGTCGCTGGCATCTGCCAGTAGTCTTCCGCTTCGACGACGACATCATGCATCGTTTGAAACGACGGCGAACCGTCATAGATCAAGAGTTTGTCGAGGTAGTTCCCTGGCTCTGCTAGTTCGGTCAGGTGAGCAACGAGAGCAGGGTCACCTTCACGCATTCGTTTCTCTACCTCAATCGAGTTGAGCCCAAACATGAGCGAGTAGAACTTTGCGACGATCAGTTCGCGAGGCTCATCTGGGCTAAACAGAATGATGCGAACGTCCTCCACGTTTAAAAGAGAGTGGATGCAGGCGTTGAATACAACCTGCGATTTTCCCATGTGGGATCTCCCCATGAACAATGCAAGTTCACCTCGCCCGAGGCCCCTGGTCATTACATCGAGTCGATGGAATCCAGTGAGCCAGCGGGCCTCAGGGTTGGTGGCGTAATCGATCCATGAAGAGACTGCTGTGCTCGTCGGATCGATCAGGTTAAAAGAACGCGCCGGCACTTTCGGAGTTTGATCGATTTCTTTATTGGCAGAACGCAGGGAGAGGACGCTTTGCTCAATATCGGATCGCTCCAGAAGTACCGGCGCGTCACTCACTAATGGCCCATCCTCTGTCGTAATTCTGCGATGGCTTCCATCTTTGTAGCGAACTGCACGATGCCTTCCGCAGTATTGAACCGTGTTGGTACCGAGTCAGCCCACAAGCCTTCCTCGAGATAGGGGTTGCCGACGTTCTTGAATCTGAAGTCGGGGCCTTTACCTCCACCTGTCTTGGACCGAGGGTCATTGACGTTGCAGAACGCTGAACCTGGGTTAGTGAACAAGTAGTCCCACATTGTTTGCTTCTTGTTCCCAGTCGATGGTGCTTGAGCTAGGGCAGGCTGGGGTGCTGCAGGCTGACTATTGTCAGTTGCGGGAAGTGGCGGTGCAGTATTCGCAACGCTTTTAGAGTTGGTGTCTTCGACCTCTTCCAAGAGTGCCGAAAGAACCGTCTCGAATGTGGCTCCCCAAGCGTTTTGATCGCCTGAACCTGCGTGTATTCGTCCCGCCACATGGGCGGCTGTTTGTATGATCCCCACTTGGGGGTTGTAGTTATCGGCCATCTGGCCTCCTAGTTTGTTTATGTTTATACACTGACTTCTTTCTTTATTGTCAGAATCGGTCGACCAAGATCTCTTACATCATCGGTCACGTACTTACCCCTACAGTCAGACCACGCTGGGCACCAGTCTGCGGAACAGAACCACGAGTCCCATTTCTGCGGGAGAGCTGTCAAGTTCGCTTCGAGAGTCACGGCTAAACCCACGATCATGTCGATGAGTGCCTCGTGTTCTCGTTCGTTGCGACCCATCTCTATCCAAGAGGGCTCGTCAACTATTAGTCCATTTCTTTTCTTCACGGGAGGGAGAAGATGGCACAGTGTGAACCGTTCGATACCTGTAGCAAATGTGTACACAACTGATTGCAGATTGGAGCGACGCGTCAGCCACTCATCTCGGGGTGGGCCGCCTGGGTTTTTCCAGTCCACGATTCGAGACAACGGATCCCCTGGTTCACCTTCAACCCAGTCAGGCGTCCCTGTTAAATAGATTTGACGTACAGCATCCTCGTACGCCAAGAATTCGAACTTCTGTTCAATGGCACTGGGGCGACGCAAAACAGGGAGGGCCTTCTCGTACCACTGCGTCAACCGCTGGTTGACCTGCTCCAAAACTTTTTCTGGGTTCGCCCGCCACGTTGTGTCAGGCATTGATGATTCCTCTTCGAAGCATCGCTCTCCAAGTTCGAGCAATGTCACCAACGGCATCTGGGTATCTTCGATCATCCATTCAAGACCGAACGCTTCAATCGAATTATGGACAGCATTGCCTCGAACGAAGTCAGAGTTGTTTTGCTCCTTGATCAGGCCAGCATGTTTACGTCGACCGTACTCAGGGCATTTCCAGAAGTCATTGATGTTTGACTGACGGAACTTGTGTATGTGCTTAGGGGGTGTGACCATTTCAACCTCAAATGTACCGTGCCGGTGCGCGGTATTACGGGATTTAAACTAGAAGAGAGGTGGGACACTCAGTGACGCTCGCGCTGTCAAGACGTACAAGCCCTCATAAAGGAAAGAGGCCGCCTGGGGCGGCCATCCTTCTGCTAGCGATTGTAACGGTTTGTCAAGGGTCTGTCACGTCTTTGGGAACAAATAGTCGTCGCCACGGGCAGTAAGCCGGCAGCAACCCGTGGCACTTACACAGGTCGATAGGTGGTTCCTCTTCACTCACGCCGACATCCGTTCCTTCAGGTCTTCCTCTAACCCGTCACTCATGTCCACATAATATTTTTGTGTCGTCGCACTGGTGGCATGATTCATCAATCCTGCGACCCTCTCAATGGGCAGTCCTGCTTGGAAAAGGTTGTGACCGAACGAATGCCGCAAGTCGTGCGGGGTGAACGGCAACGACGATTCGTTTTTCCCTGAATAGACGAACCCAGCAGGGTTCCAAAAGAAAGTTTGAAGGCGACGGGTCGACTCGGGCTCACCTCGACCCTGGGGAATCAGGTAGCCACCACGGGACTCTGATCGCAACATCAACTCCTTGTAGGCCAGCCACACACGCCACGCATCATGACCACACTCTTCATGTTTCTCAGCAAGAAACTCACCAACAGCTACCCAAGGGAGTGACTGGTGGTCTGTCCCTCGTTTGGTGCGTTTCCTCTGAACCAACAAACGGTCGTTCTGCACATGTTCCGTTTTGAGTCGAGCCATCTCGTTGGCACGCAACCCTCCGAACCAGCCAAGCCCCAAACAGAAACGCAACTCGTCCCGAAACTCAGCGTGCGGCAACGAATAAAAATTTTCCAAGGGGACATGACGTTTGAGGCGCTCAGAAATTTTCGGAACAGCGTCCCTCAGCCTCAACCCGTAGTCCTTCGGAAGGTGCTCGTACCTGTACGCCCAATCATAAAAAGAGCGCAGGACATTTAAGTCGTTCTTGATTCGGTACTTCGACGGTTCACCTGTTCTACGCGACCGATAAGCGAAGTCAACTAGATCCCCATCGGTTGGCGCCAACTGGTCAGTGTCGACCTTCAACCAGTTAGACAGAACGTGACGTAACGAATGCATCGTCTGGTCAGTGGCCTCGGTTCTGCGTTTGCGCCACTCCAAATATTCCGCAACTAACTCTTCTGCTGATCTACTACCCATAACATTCCTCCCTACTGCTAGGGAGTATAGCGTTATGGTTAGGAGTTGCGAAGCCGATAGATGGCAGAGCGGTGAACACCAACATGTTTTGCTAGTTCAGTGTCCCCGTACCCGTCACATGCGGAGGCTGCCTGTTGGCGGGCAACGGCCACCTCTGAACGCATGTCACTTACCATGTCGCTTAACGCTTGGGCTTCCTTGAGGTGCTCAAGCGGATTATCGGAGAGAGAGGCCAGCCAAGCCATGATCAGTCGAGTCTGCTTTCGGGCTTCATTAATATCCATGACAGTGTTTGACATCAGTCCTCCTCTGGACGTGGGAACGGGATGACGTTCTCAGGCAATTTGCTGACAACAGCGGGATGATCGTACTCGCTGGCAGAGGCAACAATAAGCTCAGCGCACAGTATTGCTAGATCTTCATAAACGTGTGCCAACTCTAGGTGCATCGAAGACAGTTCCATGAACTTGTCCCCGAACCTTCTTGGGGCGCTCATCATCTGAAGAGGACACTCTCGGTCATCATCACTCATCTTCGAACAGCGTTCCGTTGACATCGCCGATTCCCTCTGAGACGGCTAGACGCCACTTGTGCCACGCAGCGGTGACAGCGCCACTACCTGGGAACAGGTCATCGAACTCGTCAGTCGGTTCCGCTCCTGCTACTTCGAACGCCCACATGCACACGGCTTCAGGTTTGACACCCACGAGCCCTTTTTGCATGGTGATGCGTTCCGCTACCCAATCACGCAATGTGAGACGGTCGCTCACCACGGGCTTACGAATCGCCTTCACAAGCACTGGTTCCCAGGCGTACGCCACTGGCACATTCGGCTTGAAGGCTGCAAAAGTTTTCATCCACGACATTATCCGATACCCGTCGACACCTGCGTCAGCGGCACAGTTCATGACATGCTCCAACGTGACTGATGCTGTGTGTAGCACCCACCCGTCGTAGGTGTCTAGACGTTCGAACAGTTTGGTGTGGTCGACCTCACCATCGAAGTCAGGGTGGTCTTTGTAGTAGGCGGCAGAGTACCCAGGGTAGGGAGGGTCAGCGTAGGCGAACCTCACTCGTCCTCGTCCTCGGCTCCCCTGTCGTTGCAGGGGACACACAAATAGGCGCCGGTGGCGTAGCCGTGGATGACATCGCGTTTAGCGGGATCCATCCCAGGCCAGACAGCCTGCAAGTTTGCTCCCCCTGCGTACTTGTTCCAGTCCTGGGGCCACACACTGACGCTGTCTTTCTGTTGGCAGATCAGACACGAAGCAGTCAGATTCATTTTACTGACCTTGCGAATTCGCATGTCGTAGCGATGCAACACTCGCCGTGAACATCTTCCCCGTCCTCACGAGTGTGGCGATGGTCCCACTCAAGGTGAGAGAAACCATCGCCGCACTCCGCACAGTGCGGTCCAAGATAAGGGGGAGGGTATTCCCTATCTCGCCGCGCCATGAAACCCATCACGTAACCAGCACCTAGAAAAACTAGAGCGACAACTATAGGAACGAGAAGCACCCAGAAGAAACCGTACTCCCAAGAACACATCATCAGATTCCTGCCATTTCCCGTTGCCTCTGCGTCCATGCCAACTCTGGGTTCTGCCGCACTCGTTCCTCGAGTGTCGCAACAAATTCTGTTGGCGTCGTCAGGTTTCGTTTCATCGGTGTCTTCTTCGACTTCCGATCTTGATCGGCAGCCTGGATAAGCTCGGCTCGCCGCTGCCGGCCTTTGCTTTGTTTATTTGCCATTGTCCCTCACAACTAGGTATGCACTCCACCATAGCAACCGCACGGTATTATTCAACTGATGACAACCCACGTAGTGATGTACTCAGGGGGGAAAGCATCATGGCTAGCGGCATGGAAAGTTCAGGACCGGTACCCAGAGGATCAGATAGACCTCTTGTTTGCTGACACCAGAACTGAGGACGAAGACCTGTACAGGTTCCTCAGTGAGGGGGCTGAAGCACTCAACCTCCCACTCATAGAGGTAGCCGACGGTCGAAACATTTGGGAGGTATTCCGAGAGGAACGATTCCTAGGGAACAACCGAGTCCCTATCTGCTCACGCGTCCTTAAGCAAGAAACGTCAGCGAAGTATGTGCGAGAGAACTATGACCCTGACGACTCGGTGCTGTACTTCGGGATTGATTGGACCGAAGCGCACCGTGCCGACCGCATACCTAAACATTGGGAACCATATGAGGTGGACTTCCCGCTGTTGTGGGAACCAGTCACCGACAAAACCGACGCCGACATGTTGTTAGCGAGGTACGGAATTGAGCAGCCCCACCTGTACGACCTCGGTGCTCCGCACAACAACTGTGGTGGGCTGTGCGTCAGGGCAGGGCACGGCCATTTTAAGTGGGCGCTTGAAAATATTCCTGAGACGTACAGAGTGTGGGAACTGGAAGAGCAAGCGTTGCGAGACTACCTGGAAGCCGATGTGGCGATACTGCGGGACCGCCGCGGTGGGACAACTCGACCAATGACTATGACCGAGTTCCGAGAGCGAGTCCAAGAGAAAGACACGCAACTCGATCTGTTTGATTGGGGCGGGTGCGGCTGTATGGTCGAATACGATGAAGATCCTTAGCCTGTGCTCAGGGTACGGTGGCCTCGACCTAGCAGTCGAACAATTCTTTGGAGCCACCACCACCCACTGGTCCGAGACAGACAGCGCCGCCTGCAAAGTGATGGAGGCCAGATGGCCCGACGCCTCACCACTAGGGGATCTGAGACAGCTGAATTCGCATCAGCTTGACGACATTGAGATCATCACTGCAGGTTTCCCCTGCCAACCCTATTCGAATGCGGGCCTACTGAAAGGTACTCATGACCAGCGAGCAATCTTCCCCCATATCGGGAACATTATTGGCAACATTCGACCGCGACTCGTCGTGCTGGAAAACGTCGGAGGCATCCTTATTAGGGGAGGCCCAGAAGTCATTGCCACGCTTACCTCCCACGGGTATGACGACATCAGATGGACTGTTGTTCGAGCAAGCGACGCCCATGCACCTCATCGAAGAGCGCGCTGGTTCTGTGTTGCCGCTGCTGCCGACGCCAGTAGTGAACGACATGGGGGACGACAAGACACTCGAGTGGTGGCACGACTGGATCAAAGAGAAGAGACTGCAACACAACAACAGCAACGGCCACGGCAAGAGCCTGTCGGTCGAGGCACGGCTTATGACCGAGCCTTACGACGATGGGAGCACACCATCGGACGGCCAGCACCGCCTGCTCTAACCGACGGCCGTCTCAGCCCCAGGTTCGTTGAGTGGCTACAAGGACTCGATGAAGGACACGTAACCTCGGTGGTCACCCACCGTACGCCAGCATTACGACTGCTCGGCAATGGTGTCTGCCCACCTCAAGCACTCCTGGGATTAAACATCCTGTGTGGGTAGCCATCTGGCTGCTGATCGACATCGCAGGCGTGAACGCATCTAGCTCGACCCACCTTCAGATTGTTGAGGCAGCCAACGCCTACGATTGGCCGGTCACCGACGCCCTCGCTGTCGCATGGTGCGAGAGTCAGTTCACCCCAACCGCCTACAACGGGTTTGACTCAGGCGTGTACCAACTGAATCGAACATGGTGGAAGACCGTATTCAGCCCAGCGGTATGGGAAAAGCGATTCGAGGTGCGGACCAATACGGCCATGGCCTACCACGTATGGGAGGCTGCAGGCAGATCCTTCAGATGGTGGGCATGCGGACCACCTAACCGTTAGCGAGGGTCGAGCAACCGTCTCAACGGGTCAGGTCGGCCACCAAATAGATGCCAAGTCAGCAAGCCCCAACCTGAGGCCAGTAGCCACCGGCGCCGCGGTCGACGCACCTGACCCAGGAACCATGCCGACAATGTTTGCTGATGGGACCACCAAGCCCACATGTCCCACCCGAGCACCACTGCAGCGATCATCGCCCAACCAACACCACCTGAGATACGTCCCTGGGCCACACTGAAAGCCCCCAGATGTCCCAAAAACCCAGATAGGAACACCAGGGCGCCGCTCTATAAACGTCTCAGACGGCGTCTCATGCGGACCTTTTCGCCGATTATCGGTCACCGAGGACACTTACCCCCAAAAATGGAGAAGCCCCCGCCTCTCAGCGGGGGCCTCCAGATCGAACCGTCAACCGAAGTTTTGATCCGAGGATGTCTGTACGCCATACGGATCAAGCGACTCACCGTGGTAGAGCGCCTCAGCGATCTCCTCAGGATGCTCCATCAGTTCCAACGCCCGCCTGATCAGGTCCGACAGGAGACGGTCGCGACTGTGCCACGCCGCATCCCATGGGTCACGGTAAGTACTCTCAGTATTGAACGTCACCGTGAAACTGTGATTGTGCAGTCCGCTCATCAGACAAACTCCCCGTACCACTTAGTATCAACATGGTCGTATGTCAGCGGCCAGGAGAGGATGTGGTTGGCTTGACACAGCGACTCGGCGAGTCCCACTGCCTCGGCGACTGTCGACGCTGTGACATCACAACTCGCTACCTCGGTCGAGAAAACGCAGGTGGGAGTCGATTCAGTGACGCTCCAGAACCTGACCTCGAACAGGTACCTGCGTTGCAGATCCTCCACAGCCAGAGCCTGATCCCACACCTTGGAGAAGTCGGCGAGCCAGTCCTCATGCCCTGATAAGTCATCAACCGCGAACGGCAACTCCTCGACAGGCACCATAGGCAGGTCATTCGAATCCAAGTAGTCGAGATAGACGTTAGTAAGGAAACTGATCATACGTCTCTCCATTCCGTATGGACCTCTTTGCCATCCTCACCCATGGACCACAAGGTGACAGCCGAGAACGACCCACATCCACCATCAGCCACACGGCACGGCGCACTGATCGAAGTGATATCGACGTAACTGGCATCGGTAGCGAAACACACGATCATGTTGTCGCGCTCATCATTCGACCAACGATCAAGGAGTTCCCGAAGATCTCTGACACGCATCGGATACGCACCCGACCAAGCCTCTTCGGCCTGATCGTTACGCCAGATATCGTGCTCCTCAGCAGTGGGGCACACATAGAAACCACAATCAACACACTCGCGCCCAGCGTCATAGAAGCGGCCGGTGTCGACCGTCCCACACTCAGGGCACCCCTCGGTCCACGATGGACCGCTGCTCAGATCAGAGATGGACTTCCACATCTCACGGGCGGTCATCTCTCTACCCCCTCAAAGTTATGAACACACTCCAACACACAGTCGGCCAGTGCCCCAACATTCTGCGGAGCAGCCTCAAAGAATGGAATACAGAACCCTTCCTCATGATCCTCATAAGCGCCGAGTTGGAACCGATCCCAGTCGTCATCACCGTACGTCTCCGCTAACGGCGTCTCAAAGTCGCCGTCGCCGAACACATCCACAGCAAGAGTAATCATGATCTGTTCCGCATTCATCGGGGAGGCAGCCCCTCCATGCAGGATCACACTTCGCAGCAGATCAGGGCGCACCCACCGCTCTTTGGGCGGCACGATAGTGATCGACATACAACCACCACCAGTGTGCTCCCAGATCACTTGCCACCCATAAGGAGCAACCAACGGAACAAGCACCGCCATGATCTGCCGGCAATTCATACTGATCGTCTTGGGTGCCACGGTGATACCGCAGTCGCCCTCAACAATCACTTCCTCAACCATGTCAATGCCATGAGGCCATTCATGATCACTGCACTTAGAAGCGACACGGGCTGACGACATGACATCGGCGGCCTCGGTCGGATTGGCAGCCTCAACCTCCGCAGTCCGAACAATCGAAAGTGCCTGCTTAACAATCCAGGTACCCATCAGCCGACATCCTTCCATGCAGGATCACACTTCGCAGCAGAAGCAAGATCGAAAAGGCACCACTGGACAGAACAGCAATTTGCCCAAGCAGTAAAGAACTCATGGGTGCCTGTCTGATCCTCAACCTCAATGCACTCGTTGTCGCCACACCTGGGACAAGAAGCCTCGTCCCAGCCAGTCGGATTCAAATACTTAGCATCCTCAACAATCTGGACAGACGCCTCAGTATCCCCATCGGAATAGTCCAACAGGTCATGGGGCGACTCTTCATAAAGTTCCCAAGCCCCCTCTAACGAGTCAGCCTCAATGTCACCATGTTCAGTGATGACTGTCCTTCTTTGAACAACATAAACAGTCATGAGCGCACCTCGATAATCACACGACGAATACCATGAGCATCACGCTCAACAGTCACAGGAAAACCGCCATCACCACCAGTGGCAAACGCGACTCCCAATGTTCCGATACGAGACGGCGACGGCGTGTAACACTCACCGAAGTCTGCCCCTATGGTGACATCACAGACCGATCTGAAATGGTCCTCTGTCATCCCCTCGCCCCTCAAATAACAAGGGTCGATCAATAAGATCTGGCCGCTGTCAACAGACACCGAACCAGCATGAATAGTTTCCATAATCCCTCCAAATAATTGGTCGCTATACAGGGTAGCAGAACCACAACTAGCAGCCAACGCCTCACAACTAGCCACCAAATTTTTGGCCCCACCACAGCTTTGCTGCACCCCAAAATTTTGAGGCCCCTGCATCAACCTAGACCTCAACATAGGCCAGTGATCAGCAACCGCGACCAAAGGCCAGGACTCGAGAAACAACACCAAAGGCCAGGTATCACCAACAACAGAACAGTGCCCAACCTCACCACTACTAGGGCCAGTGAACAACCTCACTGCTAGCGGAAAAGAAAACGGCGAGGCCAGTACCCAACCATCACGACGACAAACTCAACACGAACCGCGTCTCCTCTGTACGTCACCAATCGCCGATAACGACGGCACAACCACTACGGGCACCAATCCCCATCAACAGTCAATAACGGCGCCGCATATGGCTAGATCTAGGCGCTAAACGGCGCTATCCTCTATAGCAACTACCTATGGAGGGTATTTATGGAACCTATTTACTTACCGTGTGATGAATGCGGGCGTAGCGATAGGCCTACTTATGCAAGCGGGCTATGTCGACACTGCTGGTATTACTCACCAACATTTGTGCGGCTAACCCCGCGGCAACGTGGCGCCGTAGAACGATGCGTAGCAAAAACGCACGGGCGACTACTCACCAAACGTGCCCGTCGTATCGCATACAACGCAGGGGTCGCCGTATGACAGGATCACCACAAATAATGAGAGACGGCACGCAGTGGTCACTAGTTAAGAATCTTGCCGCGGCACTAGAACGCGTGGGACCAATCGAACCAGTACCGCTAAACGTGGCGCGGCAGGATTGGGCAATGGTGCGTGAAGTGTACGGGCGCAAGCCGAACCAATACAGCGCGCCACTATTAACGGCGCCCGACGGTAATGCCAAAATAGCGCGGTCCAATAAGCCGACCTATTCACTGGCATTATCTGCCGGTCGCCGCGGTTACAACGTGTGCCCGTGTGCTACCGACTACTGCGAGGATCCATGCCTAGGAAAGTGTGCCGGTAGAAATATCTTCGCGGAAACACAAACCGCGCAAGATATGCGGACCTACTTTCTCGCGGCGTATCCGCGGTCGTTTGTCACTGTCCTAGATGACGAATTATGGCGCGGACTACTCAAACGTCAACGCGACGTAGGACCTAACGCAACTATTGCGTGTCGATTGAATGCGTACTCTGACGTCATTTGGCCGCGGGTATTGGGGACAGATTGGTTCGCTAAATATCGCAACCTAATCACGTTCTACGACTACACCAAACGGCACCCGCGAACACTGGTAAACGTGCCCAACTATCACCTAACGATAAGCGCTAACGAACGGACAACGCACGCCGATATACGTGCCGCGTTCGCTAGTGGTCGCAACGTCGCGATTGTTGGTGCACGGCGCTACGGCGAACCATTGCCAGCGTCTATCTATCCAATCATTGACGGCGATAGGACTGATGCGCGGTGGACTGATCCACGCGGCGTAATCGTTCACCTATCCCGAAAAGGAAAAAAGCTCCACGCCGAATCGCCGTTTATACGTGACGACCTATTAGGTCTCACGTCCGCGTCGGTAGTGATCGATCTATCACCTAGGCGGGCAACGTGAACGCGCTACTAATAGGCGAACCTATCGCTATGTGGACCAATCTAAACCGCGGTTGCATAAGTGCTCAGCACAGCGGGCAGAAGGTGATGCACTTCCAGAACGTCACGCTAGAAATTAAAAACGTGACATGGGCATGCCCGCCAAAAGGATTCGCCGCGGCAACAATACAGCGGCACGTATTCGCGAGAATGCGCGGCGAATTGGTAGCCATGCATGGCGACGATTGGCGACCATCCATAAATTCACGGCGCGTATCTCTAAACACTAAAGAGCGCGGGCACTTGCCGTACTTCCACACATTGCCGAACGAGACGCCCGTGTACGGCACGCCTATGGCATGGCTATCCCATACCGCGGGGAATAGGTTCCCTATCGCCTACGGGCTAGGCGGCGACATAGACACGATCAACGCATGCTAAGCGTGGCGCTCACGGGCGCGTTCCTAATCGCTTGCCTAATCGCGGGGATCCTATTCGGCGACATATAAACGACAACTAAACGACGACGACGGGCGCCCTAACGGGCGCCCGTCTCGCGTCTACGGCGCGCCGTCCCTACGCCCGTCTAAGCGCGCGAATTCTGCCACGGTAGTTAGGTTCGCTAGCGCTCACGGGCGCCCGCTAAACGGCGCCTAGCCCGTCATAATCTGATGTTTGTGCATGGTTCGCGGCGATTAGTGACAGATATCTGGCGCTACCGGCAAGCCTATTGCCACGGGCTAGGGATTGGGTCTCATG